GCATTAACAAAATCAACTAGCGCGTAATAATGAAAGGGTGGGACAATGCACAAGATTGAAATTGTTAAAAAGGATGGTAAAAAAGTAACTTATGATCTTACGCCATCTGCTAAGGTGGCTTTTGAAGCCGAATTTAAGACCGGTTGGCGTAAGAGATTAAGTGAACTACAAATGGAATCTGATTTGTGGTGGTTCGCTTGGCGTTTAGAAAAAGATGCCGGCAAAACTGATCTAGCCTTTGGTGATGATTACATCAATCAGTATTCAGATATTGATTTGGTTTATGATTCAAAAAATGGATAGACCGTCACGGCTCAATTTATGAAGTCGCATCCGTGGCGGTAAGTACCGGGATTAGCCCTAAAGATTTATTAGAAGTTGATCCAGCGATTTACTCAGCAATTAAAGCCATCTTGCAAGAACGTTATTACAACAACAAGAAGGCAACAGTTAGGCGGAAATAATGCAACCTAAGTATGCAGGTTTGCCTGGCCGAACTAGATCATTGGCGGCAGTGCCTTCTATTTATGTTGAAAATTTAGATGAACTATTGGCAACTATGAAAAAGGTAGAGCCTGATTTACATAAAGAATTTAGAAGAGAATTAACTAAGGCTGTAAAGCCTGTTGCAAAATTAGCACAAAGTTTTGTACCACATTCACCATTCCCAGGATGGCGTGATGTTGAACCTTCTTACCCACCTGCATGGGGATGGGCTAACGATCAAGCACATAGAGGTAGAACTTATGGTGAAAGTAAAAGAAGCCGTTGGAAATGGTCGCAAACAGAAGTTGTGCGTGGGATAAGAGTAAGCGCGGCAAAAACTAAAGTTCAAAGAGTTAAAGGCACTACATTTTCTGTTACTGCATTAGCAGTGATTAATAAATCTGTACCAGGTATAATTTATGAGTTGGCAGGATTTGGTACATCAAAATCAAGAAGTAAAACTAGGCGTATTAGTCGTAACACTAATGCTAGTGAATCTTTCATTGGTAAATTACAAGGTACTGCTAGTTCAAGCGGCTATAAAGAAAAAAGATTGATTTACAGGGCATCACAACAATTAGGTGGCCAGGTCAATGATAATCTATACGGTGTGCTTAAAAAATATCTAGGCGAAAAATTTAGGGGTTAAACATGGCATTAAGTCAGTATGTTGCAATTAACTTCCTTACTAAGTTTGATAAAAAAGGCTTAGAGCGTGCCACAAAAGAATTAAAGGGTTTTGATAAAGTAGTTGCAACTGGATCATTTAGATTAAAAACTTTTGCTAAGGCCGGTGGGATAGCCGCCGCCGCAGGTATGGCTATATTTGCAAAAAATTCTATTGAAGCCGCTTTAGCCCAGGAAAAATTAGATAAACAATTACAATTATCTTTAAGAAGTATTGGGCAAGAGTTTGAATTACCAGGTGTCAAAACATTTATAGCCGATTTACAACGCGCCACAAATATTACAGAAGATCAATTAGTTCCCGCCTTACGCCAACTAATTGCTCAAACCGGAGATTTAGACACCTCACAAACATTATTAAGCAAATCATTAGACATATCAGCCGGAACTGGGGCTGATCTAAATACCGTACTTGATGCCATAAATAAAGCGGCGGTAGGCAATTACAAATCAATAGGTGCTTTAGGTGTTGGATTTACATCCGCAGAAGCCAAATCAATGGGCTTTGTAAAATTAATGCAGAGTTTAGATAAATATGCTGGATCAGCCGAAGCACAAACTAAAACATTTGCAGGTCAATTAAAATCATTCAAGACTAGCGCAAGTGAAGCCACCGAAACATTGGGTCAAGGATTTATTACAGCCGCATCTTTAATAGCAACCGGATCAGATCAATTAGATGTGTTTGGGTATAAATTAGAAGATGTTGCAACTCAATTTAGTGACATTATGGTTGGTACATCTAAATCTTTTGGTGATAAAGGCTTAGGTGGATATTTGGATGTAGCGATTGTTTTACTACAAGGCTTAGTTGGTGAATCAGGTAAGTTACAAGAATTAGAAAAAGATGGAATTAAGTTAAGGCAAGAGCGCATATTAAAAGAACAAGGTTTATATGGCCTATCCGGTTCAGTTCTTAGTGAACTTGAAAATCAAAGGAAAACATCAAAAAAGCAATTAACTTATGCTGAAATGTTGAAAAAAATTCAGGCTGATATTTTGCTTAGAGAAAAAAAATTAACATCTGAAAAAACAGCGCAACAAGCATTAGACAAAAAGAAAAATGAACTAGCCGCTATGTTTGATATTGACAAGATCAATTTACAGGTTGCGCTTAGCCGTAAGTTATCGGGTGAGGATGAGTTGCGTGTAAAAATATTACAGAAGTTAGCAGATGGTACAAAAAATGCTATTGATGAAGCCGCAAGATACGCAGATGTATTAAAGGTTATTGAAGATGGTCAAATTACTACTACTGAAATTGAAATGTTGGCTAAAAAATGGGGTATAACCACAAAAGAAGTTGAATTATATTTGGCTCAACTTTTTGCCGCTAATGATGAATTACGCAAAATGCTTGGTTTATTAGATGACATCAATAAAAAGAAAATTAGTGCCGGTATTGCCCAGGTGCAACAAACCACTCAAGGTATTAATCAATTTATTTATACAACTGCATTGCAAAGTGTAAGCAACTTAAACAATGATATTCAAGATTTTATGCAATCAAATAGGTTAGCACCTGCAACGGCTGAATCAGGCATGAGAGTTATTCCACAAACTACCAGCAAAATAAATGATTTTCTTGCTCAATTTGATAGTGTGCCAAAGATGGCAGAAGGTGGAATTGTAAATAGCCCTACACTTGCCATGATTGGTGAAGCCGGCGCAGAAGCGGTTGTGCCATTAGATAAAATGGGTAGCATGGGTACTACCATTAATGTAAATGTAGCAGGATCAGTTATATCAGAAGGCCAATTACAATCTGTAATCCAGGATGCTTTGTATAACTTAAACAGATCAGGTGCAGTAACTCAATTAACTAATTTAGGAAGATAATGCCAGCCGCAATATTTAAGGCAGAAATTGATGTATCAGGCGGTGCTAGTTTTGATCCGGCTTTAGTTTTGGATGATCCTGCCACGCCATTAGATTCATCCATTTTAGGTACTGCCGCCGCAGAGGTAATAGATATTACAGAGTTTGTTACACAATGTTACATTCGCCGTGCTTTTAATAGATCGTCAGATTCATTTACCGGTGGTACGGCACGCATAACTTTTGTGGATGAAACAGGTCAATTTAATCCAGCCAATACTTCATCAAGTTTATACGGGAAAATCAAACCTATGCGCAAGATTCGTTTTACGGCTGAGTATTTAGGCACAACATATAACTTAGGTTCTATGTACATACAAGAATGGAATTATCAAAGCCCTACCGGTTTTGATCCAGCGTATGTGACCTTGCAATGTGTAGATGGATTTCAATTACTTAATTTAACAACAATTACATCTGTTAGTGGCAGTAGCAGTGGCCAAACAACTGCACAAAGAATTACAAGTTTGTTAGATGCCGGGGATTGGGCGGGCGGTATGCGTGATATTTCAACTACCGCAACTACAACGGTACAGGCAGATGATGGATCATCAAGATCATTGTTGGGTGCTTGTCAGATTGTAGAAGGTACAGACTTGGGCGCGTTTTATATTGATCAGCGTGGATATGCAAAATTTTTATCACGCAATGACATTATAGTTGCATCAGGTGGCACATTAACTAAATTTAGTGATGTGCCAGGATCAAGTGATATTACCTATCAGGCCGTTGAATTTGATATTTCGGATTATCAAATGATTAATAAAGTTACAGTAACTAGAACAGGTGGTACTGCTCAAACTGCTAGTGATACTGCGAGCATAGATGATTATTTTCAACATAGCCGGGTTAGATCAGGCATTATGGAAACTGATGCTAGTGCCTTAAATCAAGCCCAAATGATTATTGCATCCCGAAAAGAACAGGGTGTAAACATACAACTTAATTCATTAACCGTTGATGCCTATGGTCAAAACGATCCTAGCCGGGTTGTGGCGGCTTTGAATTTAGATATGTTTGATCCAATTCAGGTTACCCAAACCTTACCTGCAGGCAATGTGGTTACAGATAGCGTAATAGCAGGCCTTACCTATCAAATAACACCAAAATCTTTTCTTGTAACCTTTACTTGCGCTCAGCCTTTTGCCTCAGGTTTTTTGCTAGACTCTACCGTTGATGGAAAACTTGATGAAGATTCTTTGGCTTATTAGGGAGTATAGGTAAATGGCAAAACAAACATTTAGCGTTGGGCAGGTTCTCACCGCCGCTCAAATGACATCTTTACAACAAACTGCAATGGGCGGTGGTTCACCATCTGTTAAGACCACATCTTATGTATTAGTTGCGGCTGATGCCGGCACTGTAATACAAGTTAATAGTACAAGCGCAACTACCGTTACGGTGAATACTGGATTATTTAGTGCAGGCGATAGCGTGCAAATTCAAAATATTGGCAGTGGCACAACAACTATCACTGCCGGTAGCGCAACTGTTAATAGTGCAGGTAGTTTAGCGGTTACTCAATATGATGGTGGATTTTTATATTTTAGTTCTGCTAGTTCTGCTATTTGGTTTGATTATACTCAGGCAGGTACTACATTCCCATTAACTACAAAAGGTGATCTTTATACTTATTCAACAACAGGCGCACGATTAGCCGTAGGCACAAATGGTCAAACACTTGTAGCGGATAGTGCGGAGGCCACTGGGCTTAAATGGGCTACTGCTTCTAGTGGTGGCCTAACTTTAATTTCTGAAACAGTAGCAAGTGCTAATTCAAGTATCAACCTTACTTCTATTCCAGGAACATATAAACAATTATTGCTGGTTTGGTCAGGATTGTACCCAAGTGGTACTGGTTCAGTTTTTTCAATTAGGTTTAATAATGATAGTACGGCAGGCATTTATCAAGGAATGTTAACACCAATTTCTGCTCCTGCCGTGTTTGATAGTAATGCTGCTGATGATGGAAGTAATGGCGGCTTATTTGGTTATAACAGTGTTTCAACTTCAACACTTTATTATAGACAAGTTCAAGGAGTATTATTGATAGATAATTATGCTTCTACTTCTAAATATAAGTTTTATAATGGCAATGGTTCATGGGTACAAGGATCAACGGCTTATGTGCCTAAAGTTAATGGAGTTTACAAATCAACTTCAGCAATTACTTCTTTAGATATTATAAGATTATCGGGAAGTGACACACTATCAAATGCAACATCCACTTCTGTTAGATTGTATGGGTTATCATAATGACTAAATTAATTGTAAATGTTGAAACTGGTGAAACAGTTGAGCGTGAATTAAACAAGGCTGAAAAAGACCAGCAAAAAATTGATGAAGAAATTATAGCGGTTAAGCAAGCCGAAGCCAAAGCGAAAGAGCAAGCCAAAGCAACAGCCGAAGGTAAACTAGCGGCATTAGGTTTAACTGTTGATGACCTTCGGGCTTTAGGTTTATAGCACAATCTTGGGGGATTGTTTTTGATAAATAAATGGCTAATATAAGAGAACTCACTAGCCCTAATGGTTGGCCGGCTAGTGAGGATCGCAAGGCATTAGGCATTGAATCTTTTACAGTGCCGGGTACAAAGATTAAGTTCGCTTGTGCTAAAGCGGTCGCGCCATTACTTGTAAATTTTGCTAAAGAATTCAATGAATCTGTTGAGCCAATAGATGTAGGCCAATTAGATGATTGGGGTTTTGCTTTTCGCATGACCAGGGGATCAGAGAAGGTTCTAAGTAATCATTCATCCGGTACGGCCATTGACTTAAATGCAATTAAACATCCTTTGGGCAAGTCAAATACATTTAATAAAGATCAGCGTAATATGATTAACTTACTAATAACTAAATATGGTTTGGCCTGGGGTGGCAATTACAAGAAGCGTAAAGATGACATGCACTTTGAGATTGCTCTAGATCAAAAACAAGTACAACTTAAAATCAAAGAGTTAGGATTAGAATGAAATTAGATGTTAAGAAAAAAGAGATAATTAAGTCTTATTTAAGAAGTGTTGCCGCCGCATCTATTACAACTGCATTGGCTTTGGTTGCCGATTGGTCGCCTGAGTATGCGGTTTTGGCCGGTGCTTTAGTTGCACCTTTGGCACGCTATTTTGATCCTGCCGATACAAAATTTGGCATCAACAGCAAATGACCGCTAATGATTACATGGCATTAGTCGTATCTATTGTCACAATAGTTGGATCATTTATTGCATCTGTAAGGTGGCTTGTTAAGCATTATTTAAGTGAGTTAAAGCCTGATGGCAATGGTGGGCATAACCTAGAAGGCCGGGTTGCAAGGATTGAATCCAAAATAGACACGCTTTACCAAACACTCATTTCTAACAAGTAAGTCAGCCCTATCCCTTACCCTATGGCCATGAAGATGTGCGTGGTTGTACCCAGTAGGGGTAGGCCTGAAAATGCCGAAAGGCTAGCCCAGGCGTTCAAAGATACCGGGGCAGAAGCCGATCTTTACATTGTTATAGATAATGATGATCCTAAATGGAATGAGTACGCCAAAAGTGAAAACTATAAAAAATTACCGGCGGATAATAAAACAGGTGGTTGTGCTAAATCTCTTAATACCGGTGCAGTTCATCTTTTGGATATTACTAAATATCCTTTATATGATTATTTTGTTTTCATGGGTGATGATCACCTTCCTAGAACGCCGGGTTGGGATAAAGCCTTTATTCAGGCGTTAGGCCAAAACACTGGAATAGTTTATGGCAATGATTTGTTACAAGGTGCGAATCTACCAACAGCCTATGGCATGAGTAGAGATTTAGTTAATGAACTACGCGGTATGACATTCCCAGGTTGCATACATCTATTCTTTGATAACTTTGTAAAACAATTAGGCCTAGATTTAGAGTATCTAAAGTATCTACCTGATGTGATTATTGAACACATGCACCCATTAGCCGGCAAGGTTGAAATGGATGAAGGCTATGAAAGAGTTAATTCATCTAAAATATTTGATCAAGATTTATTAACACTGCAAAAGTATTTATCTGATATGGAATATGCTGAGTTGGTTAGAAAATTTAGATGAAGATTAGATTGCGCCCTGCCTATTCAGAGGATGAAATTCAAAGCATTTATTCAAAGCCGCATAATCACACAAAGCATGAAGATCACATTATCAGGGTACAAAAAAGTATTGAGTTATTAAAAGAATACAGTACCTATAACTCTATTGCCGATCTATCGGCCGGTGATGCCACAATCATCAACTCAATAGATGCACAAGTTAAATACATTGGTGACTACGCAGCCGGTTATGAAATCACAGGCCATATTGATCAAACGATAAATGACATACCTGAAGTAGATTTATTTATATGCTCAGAAACTTTAGAACACCTAGATGATCCTGATGCAACCCTTAAAGCAATAAGGAAGAAAACTAAATACTTATTCATTAGCACACCGAAGGGTGAAGATAACAGTAGCAACCCTGAACATTACTGGGGTTGGGATGATGAAGATATGAATCAAATGTTAATTGATGCCGGCTTTGATCCTGTTGTTTATCATTTGTTAGAGTTAAAAGAAAAACATTACTATGATTTTCAGATGTGGATATGTAAATGAATATTCTAATTACCGGATCACATGGCTTTGTAGGCCGTGCCTTTAGGCGTGCTTTACCTAACGCCAATTTAACTTTAGTAGATTTGAAGGCTGGAATTGATTGCCGTAAATTCTTTCAGTTAGAGAAAAAACAATATGATCTTGTAATTCATTTAGCCGCTTTAGTTGGTGGGCGCATGATGATTGAGAATGAACCATTGGCATTAGCGGTTGATCTAGCCATTGATGCTGAATTTGCCGGTTGGGCTATGAGAACCGAACAACCTTATGTTGTTTATTTTTCATCATCAGCCGCTTATCCAACTGATCTACAAACCTTATCTAAAAAGCGTAAGTTAAAAGAGAAAGATATAAATTTTAAGAACATAGGCAAGCCTGATATGTCCTATGGCTGGTCAAAACTCACCGGTGAAATGTTAATGAACTACTTGCGTGAAGAAGGTACAACTGTATTAACACTTAGACCATTTAGCGGATATGGCACTGATCAGGATATGGATTACCCATTTCCTTCAATTATTCAACGCGCAATAATGAACAGTAATCCATTTGAAATATGGGGTAAGGCAACTAATACTAGAGATTTTATACACATTGATGACATAGTGGATGCAGTAATTGAGATGGTCAAGAACAATTGCAATCAAACAATTAACTTATGTACTGGTAGGCCTACAACATTTTTAGATTTAGCAGTGATGGCTTTGAACACCCTGGGATATGAGAAAACACCTGCCAAGCGATTCAAGATATTAACCGACAAGCCGGCAGGTGTCGCCTATCGCGTTGGTGATCCTAGTATGATGAGTGATTACTACACGCCCAAAATAAGCCTTGAAGAAGGTGTTGAGCGAGCAATACGCGGAATCGTATAAAGTAAAATTGGTGGTTATGGCTACTAAGAAACCTAGAAAAGCACCACAGCGTAGGCGGCGTACGCCACGCAAGGCTGATGCGTTGAACAAATTAGAAAATCATTACATAACTTTGAATGAACTTTTCCGGGCGGCCAAAGCGGCAGGGTTTAGCCATGAGGTTGCATTTTGGTTAATAACAGAGCCGGGTGCATCAATGCCTGATTGGATCAATCCAAGTAATCAACCCACTGAGATCATTCCCCGAATTGATCCTACAGAAGATGAGGATAACGATTAAGCGAGATAAATCATTTAATGCTAAATATTTAGTGGTCAGTGACTTGCAAGTTCCATTTCAATTTACCGAAGCGGTCACTAACCTAAAAAAGTTAGTCAAAGCGTTTAAGTTTGATTTAGTTCTCAATGTTGGTGATGAAATGGATTTTAATACCATTTCCAGGTTTAGTGACGGCAAGGCAGAATCATTTATGCAGACCCTTGATGAAGATCGGATTACCTGTCAAAACATTCTTTATGATCTAAAAACTGATGTAGTTAGCAGATCAAATCATTCTGATAGATTGTACAAATCCTTACAGCGCATCCCAGGGCTTATGGGATTGCCTGAATTACAGTATGCAAATTTTATGGGCTTTGATGATCTTGGAATACATTACGCCAAACAGCCTTATGCAATACCCGGTACTAACTTTGTGCTTTGTCATGGGGATGAAGGTGTCATATCTAATATAGCCGGCCAAACCGCGTTGAACCTTAGTAAACGCTGGGGATTTTCCGTAGTGTCGGGTCACACGCACAGGTTGGGCTATACATGCCACTCAGAAGCCTTTAATGGCCGATTACAGAGGGTTTTAGTGGGTATAGAGTGTGGTCACACATGCGACCTAAAAAAGATGTCCTACACCAAAGGCTACGCCAATTGGCAGGCCGGGGCGGTAATCATCCATATCAAGCGTGGCAATGTAAGCGCAGAGATGATCCCATTTAATGTTGATGGCTCATTTGTGGCTATGGGTAAGGCCTTTGGGTGAGGTAGATCACATAACACGCCGTGCTAGGCAATTGCATTTGTCAGCCCTTTAGTGTTTAATTGCATTTGTAAACGCAATTGACCAGGAAGGGTTAATTATGAAAACACTACAAATAGTAAATAGCAAGACATATTGGGAACACGCAAAATGTTATGAATTACATACCTATTCAGATGGTACACATTCATACAATAAATATGCACAAAGATTTATTGGTATATTGGAATGTATCACTTGGGGTAAAGCAATGGATAAAGCAATTGCAGATAGAGCAGATGCTTTACAAAGAATTAAGCAATTAGAAGTTGATCTAAAAATTGTAGGTGAGTAATGAAACTTACACCAAATCAATTTGAAGGTTTAACAGAAGTACAAATGGAATGGGCAACTGAAACAGATTGGTTAAGTCAGAAGGATCGCTTTGAAGATTCAATCTGTTGGTCACATTTGTTTATTTACTGGGTAGAAAATTATGCTTCTGCATTATTGGCTACTGAGTTTTTGAAGCAAAATAAATATGATTACAGTATTTCTTTTGATAACGCTGTTGGTCAATATTGTTTTACAACTAATTATCGCGGCTCATGGGTGTACGCATGAACGCCTTAGCCTACGCAGAAAAGGGTTGGTGGGTTCTACCACTAAAACCACAATCTAAAGAGCCATGTAAGTTTTTAAGGCATGGTTATCTTGATGCCAGTAATGATAAATCAATGGTCAAAAAATGGTTTAAGGATGATCCTGAATTAAACATTGGCCTAGCAATTGTGCAATCAAATCTTGTAGTTTTAGATTTTGATATACGCAATATCTCATCAAGAATATTATGGGAACAATACCGCCGGATATGTGTGACATCTAATACGCATACAGTTAAAACAGATAACGGCTATCACTTCTATTACCTTGCCGATAAAGAAAAGCAATTCAAAGGCAAGTTAATACCCGGTATAGATATTAAACACAAAGGTTATGTTGTGTTACCACCATCTATACATCCAAACGGCACTGTTTATCAGGTGATAAATGATGTTGATCCGGTTGAATTACCGGCTGAATTAGAAAAGGTAATGAGTTGGAATTAGTCAAATATGACAAACAAAGCGGTGCTTATGTTGATGAAAAGCGTAAGCACTTTATTAAGGCTTCTTTGATCCGCCAACATGCCAAAAAATCAATTGGTGCTAGGCAGATCAGAGGAAGGCTATCAGCCAAAATGGTTGAAGCCTATTGGTTAGACAAGTTCAAGGAAGTGGTGAAATATGAACTCTGAAATATATGGATGGTTAATAACAATCATCCTATTTACATTAGTGGCACTGTTGATTGGTGTTACTTGGATGGTCGCAGTTGAAAATGGCTACGACAAAGGCTTTAAGAGTGGCTACAAGCGTGGCTTAGCAGATACTAAGCAATCAAGTGTAAAGGTGGAAAAGTTTACTGTAAGAACACATCCATCAATGCGCCAAAAGATGCTTGAAGCCGACAATGAATACTTAATGGAAAAGGTTGTTAATCTTTGGGATAGGGAAAACAAATAATGAACATGAACGATTATGTTGATGTGGCTGAGAGAATAGCGCAATTAAAAGAAGCCTATCCTGAAGCATCATTGCAACCGTACAATCCCAATAAGCCCTATGACATTGTGCAGGTTGAAGGTAAAACCTATGTGGTTTATACCGCCGCTTGTTACCGTGATCCACATGATGTAAGGCCAGGTGTTGCATGTGCCTGGGAACAAATACCAGGTAAAGGTATGACCGCCGGTAGTGAACTTATGATATGTGAAACCTCGGCCTGGGGGCGGGCTATTGTCGCGGCCATGAAATCTGCTACAAAGCGGATTGCATCTAAGCAAGAAGTAATGGCATCTAAGGCAAGGCAATCCTGGGCTGTTATACCTAATCAATCTTTGGATTCTGAATTATTGTCTAGGCCAGTTGAACCAACACCTGAACCACAGGCTGTGTATGGCAGGCCTGGATCAAAGTCAGCGTTAATGGAAAGGGTATTGCGTGAATCTTTTGCAGAAGATAAAGCGCAGGTAGCCGAACCAATACCAATGAATTTAGATCAGGTAGTTGATGCAGTTGCAACTAGTACACCGGCTGTTCAATATTGCGAACATGGCGAAATGGTACTTAAAACCGGAATTGCGAAGGGGCGCGGTACGCCTTATTACGGTTACACCTGCCCTAGAGGATGTGCGGCTAGATGGGCAGTTATGTCAAAAGATGGCAAGTGGTATTACCCGGATTCCAACAATGGGTAATATGGAAATGATTGGGGCTGATGGGGTTAGAGCCACATTTACAGATAGCGGTGTTGAGTTAGATATTGTGCCGCTAAATGAATGTTGTGAATGGTGTAATGATCCCAGGATGCTTAACATCAATGGCGTACGCAAGTGTGCCGGCTGTGGCTGTGTTAATCACATTGAGTATAAAAAATCATGAGTAACTTTGATTATCACAAAGCCATGCGTGAAGGTCATGGTTACAACTTATATGTAGCCGATCTATTGCAACATTTTGGTGTACCAAAGGTTGATGTGCCTGCCTTCTCAATTGCTACAACCCATGATCAGATTAGGGATAAAACCTTGAATGAGAAGGATGTAATAGTTGATGATTTGGTATTAGAGATTAAGAGCAGTAGCCGATCCTTTACCAATGCTGATGATTTCCCATTTAATCCGGTAATGATTGATACGGTAAGTGGATTTGATAGCAAGATTATCAAGCCATTTGCTTATGTAATGATTAGCCAAATTACGCAGGGAATCTTTGTAATCCCTACATCAACCAAGTATGATTGGACAATTCGGACATACTTTGATGCAGATAGGGAAATTGAAGAACGCTTCTATATGGTTAAGAAGCGACACTGCCGACCATTTATAGAGATGGTTGATGTACTGTTAGGAAGAGCCAATGAGCGAGCCAATCAGATGCAATAAATGTGGCAATTGGATTATTGATAATCAATCCTGCTACATCTGTTACTTACTTACAAGAACATCAAAAAGATTAAGTTAGTGTGTTATAGATCACATCTCATATAGTGAGATAGATTTAGGAGTTACGCTAAAATGATTTGCATAGATACTGTAGGCTCTAGTAAGCATTTGCCCCAAAGGCAAAAACGCGAACCCTGCAAGGGTGAGTTCGCGAGGTGCTGGCGATTCGGGATAACTCTATGTTTATTTGTAACATTATCCTTTGATATAGGTGTATCTGATTCAAATTACAAACCTACACACTATAAGCAATACATATTAATGACATTAAATGATTTAGATCAGACTTATTGTTTGATAGACCTATACTCAAAAGAAAATAGCCAATGGAATCCAAAAGCGGTTAATGGCTCACATGTAGGTATTCCCCAGGGTAGATCAACATACCTAAAGAAAGTATCAGGAATAAAGCAAATTCAATGGGGTGTGCGTTATATTGGCAACCGTTATGGCTGGATAGATGAAGCAAATCAAATACCTAATGCGTGTGCCGCATGGGATCATTTTAAGAAGAAGGGGTGGCATTGAAAGATACAGAGAAAATTACAATAGGGGTTACATCACCCGGTTTTGTAGTTACAGACTTTATGACAAGTATTTTAGATGTGGCAAGATCACAGAAGCAATTGGGGCAGTTCATATCATTACAAGGATCAGGTGTTATTAGTAGATTACGCAATCAAGTAGTTGCAACCTTTTTAGAAAAAACAACAGATGATTGGCTATTGCAGATAGATACTGATCAGAGATTTACAGTAGATCATTTCAAGAAGTTAATTAGTGCGGCTGATAAAGATAAACGGCCTATTGTGTCAGGTGTTGTGCATGGTGGTTGGGAAGTCGGTGAGTTATACCTTGAACCTGTACCTTGCATATTCAAGATGGGTAAGGATAATGGTTTGTATGCTATCCATGATTATGAAGAAGATACAGTTATAGAGATTGATGCCTGTGGTACAGGTGCTATCTTGATTCATAGATCAGTATTTGAAAGATTTGTTAAAGAAGCCGATCAGGTACATCAAGGTGATAAGTGGTGCTTCTACCAGGATATGCCATTGCATAAAGAATGGGTCGGTGAAGATTTGTTGTGGTGCATCAGGGCTAAGAGTTTTGGGTATAAACTATATGCTCATACAGGTGTTCAAATGGAACATCAGCGCAAGATGTGGATGGGTGTAAAGCAACACAAAGACTTTGAAAGATTCAGGCGCAATAGATTACAAGGTGAGGATCAAAGTAATGGCGATAGTAAGTAGTCAGGTAACAGTAACTACAACAAGTCAATCAATTGTTAGTGTTGATAATGTGAGCAGGGATGTGTTGCTTCATGCTAAGCAAGCATTACATATTGGCAACAGTGGCGTAACATCAAGCAATGGATTCTTATTAGATAACGGCGATAAAGTCCGGCTTACCTTGATGGAAGGTGAAGATTTGTGGGCTGTAACTGCAACAGGTAGTGGCACGCTTCATGTGCTGGTTAGTAAAGTAGATTAAATAATGAGCCTGTTTTTTCCTATTTTGAGCGTGGCTATAATACGCCG